TACGCAAGGTAGCGTTAATCAGAGCGTTTTCCAGATAATTAGACATTTCTGCCATGATTTACCTCACGTTATAAGACATAGACATCGGCTGACCGCTGTACTCACTAGACTGGTCAGAAGTGTTAATTGCAGTAATAGCGCGATCATACAAAGTAGCCCATGTCTGAATACGGGCATCGTTCATTAGATACGGCTCTGCTTCAGCCAGAGACGCATACAGCAGCGCATCAGGGTAATTGGCTAGGAATACGTTGCTTGCAGTGGTATCAGAAAGTGATACCGGCTTGCCGTAGTACAGCATTTGCAGCGTATAAGTAGAATCAGGAACAGGCGCTAGCTGCATCTCAGAGCCTAGGATCGTGTAATCCACAGGCTTACCACCATCCGTTACGCGAGATTCAGCGTAGAAGCTATTAGGAGCCTTATAGCGCAGCGTAGTCACCGGAGTCGTGTTCAGGTGAATGTCGCGCATCTCTAGGAAGTCTGTCGGCAGTCCAACAGTAGAATCACCACCAGTTGTGTCTGCTGTAGCCACTACCAGCATTTGACGGGTGCGAATGTCTCGCTGCAATCGAGTTTCAGCCAGACGAATAAAGTCAGGAATAATTGCAGTTAGATCGCTACGCGCCAGATAGGTGGCTATCGTAGTCTTGAGTGACGAGTAGCTATCAAATGCCATGTTATTCCTCTAGTTGCTCAAAGTCTTTCCAGCCATACTCGTAGGTTCCAATGTGCTTGATGTGCATGGACAGTTCATGGTCTACATACGTCTCAAAGCCCTCAGAACCAGCCTTGACGCAGAAGTAAACGTCTTCGCCACATACACCACTTGGCCCCCATCCAGCGTCAAACCACGGCTTTCCGGTCTTTTCAAATACTTCTTTACGAATCAGCACAGCACCAAATCCAACAGCGGTAACAGGCTCAATTCCTTGCTTGCCACGAGAATCAATGTTCTCCCACTTGTGTACCAACGTCTCGCCATCCATGTACTTAGTCATGATCTTGGCTGTCGGTGTCACAGGCTTACGACGAGTCGTGGCATTTACTCCAACAATCGGAACTTCACGGCTTAGCAGAATTGTAATTAAGTCAGGTGGGAACCGCATATCGCTGTCGATAAACAGCACTGCGTCACAACCTTCTTTAATCGCAACTTCAGCCAGCTTCTCACGTTGGTCGAAAATCAGTGTTCCCGGCATTGTGTAAAGGCTGATACCGCCATTACCGTCCTTGCAACGAACTGAGGCATCGTGTGCCACCATCCTTGCAAAGTCGAAAGCAAAACCAGTGTGAACTTCATCACGACAAGGTACGCAAACTCCAACTCTCATATTGTTCCCCGGTACGTTTTCCAAGCAGCATTTTCAGGATCGTTAAGCCATCTAGCAAATCCAACGTCATCAACGACTTTGAAGCCTTTCATAATACCCTTTTGGTTCAGAACATCAATAACCGTAAAAGGTATTCTGGCTACATGGTGCAACTCATTGAGTCCACCAGTTCGCTGTTGATCGAAGAACAGTTGCTTTTTGTTAGCCTCTACAATCTCGCTAACGTCCTGTTTAGTTTCAATGACTAGACCGCCGTCACCGTCCGCAAATGCTGTTTGAGTCCGTATAGGGTTGCTCATTTAGTTCCTTACTTTACGTAGCCTATAACATGGAGTGAAACTGATTCCATATTATAGTTAGCCCCCACCGTTAGGCAGGGGCTAATTGCTACTTAATTACAGCGACATATCGAGGTCGGCAATGATACCGTGTGCTGCCTCGTTCTTAATTTCCAGAGTGACTTCAGCCAGAATCTGGGTGTTCTCGCTGTCACCGGTCTTAGCCAGATCATTAGTCTGGAACGGACGCAGGTAAGCCAGTGCTGCGTATTCCGGATCCAGCACCAGAGCGTCACGAGCACGCATGAAGCGGTTCGGGACAACCGACATCGTGCCAAAGTCCGACATATAAACGTCAGCAGCGCCAACGATAGTGGTCGGGGTATTCGACGGAGCCATGTAACGCTGAGCAGCGATACCAGCGAAAGTCGAAACCTTCTGCTTACCAGCAGCGCCAACCATCAGGATCTTCGGCGAACCACCCGACTCGAACACTTCAGCCACAACCGTCTTCAGCAGGGCTTCGGTGAAGGTACGCTGAGTACCGTCAGTACGAGTCGAGACACCGATAGTCGCCGGATCCGAACCACCCGAGCCAACCGAGCTATTGGTCTTGATCCACGACAGCAGCGAACCGAGCTTACGAGCAGTGGTCGAAGTACCAGCCGAACGACCCTGATTCGACAGCAGGATGGTTTCTAGGTCACGCTTCAATTCGGCGCTTGCTTTTGCCAACTGGTATGCCTTCTCTGATTTTCTGCCTGCCTTGTTCACAGCGTCCAGAGTACCCGACACTTGGACAGTCTTCTGGATGATCTGAGCGTAGTTACCCAGACGAACGGTCGGAGCCAGAGTTGCGGACGTTGCATCAGCGCCTTCAACAGCAGCGTTAGCAGTCGTTGCAGCAGCCAGCGAGTCAGTCTGCCACTCGTGGTAAACAGCGGTAGCCTTGGTCTTGCCAATCGACGACATGAACGGAGTCTCAGTCGGCGAGATGTCATAGATGATGTCCGTCAGGTCTTCACGCTGACCAATCGCGGTATGTGCGGTAAAAGTTGCCATGATTACTTCTCCTTAGAGGAATTTTTCAAATGCTCTTGCGGCATCAGCTACCCTTCCGGTTTGCTTTGCACGCGCTTTAAGTTTACGCATTTCGTCGCCACTATCACGAGGCTGCGAGACTCCCGACTTCATAACTTTCGGGGCTTCAGAAACCTTCTTCGTGATGCTAGGCTTTGCAGCTTGGAGCTTGTCGTACTGCATCGCCTTGTATAGCGTCAAAACGTGACGAGAGTCATAGACACTCGACAATTCTTGCTCAGAGAAACCAGCCTTCATCCCGAATTCCCGTAGGCTGCGTCTAATCGCTTCACCCTTCTCCGGGTCTGCATACTCAGGCAGTGCTTCAGCAAGTTTACGAGCTTCGGCCTGAATAACGCTGCCTAGCTGTTGTTGCTGTTCCTGCCGTTGCTGCTCTGCAATTCGCTGTCGTTCAGCCTGAACTTGAGCCAACTGCTTTTCCCGTTGAGAAAGTTCCGCTACCTTAACTGCATACCCGATAGGATCGGTTTCTTTAAGGAAGTCCAGATTCTCCTCTTGTGGCTGCTGATTGAGCATTTGCTCGATAATCTGCAACCGCTCCGCATAAGTATCACGGAGATGCCTTGCTTCTTCAATCCGCTGGCGTTCGGCCTCTACCGCCTTGCGTTCTTCAGCTACGGCTTGCGATTTCTTTGTATAGTCTGTGCCAAGTTGATAAGACTTGATAAGCTCATCGAGCGTGACCTCCCGTTCTTCGCCAGCGGCTTTGACACGGTATTTAGGCTGCTCTTGCTCCTCTTGCTCGTCTTCTTGTTCTACCTCTGACTCATCTTCAGCTTGCGCCTCGTACTCATCAGATTCGGCCTCGCTATCGTTGGCTTCGGTCTGCGCTTCCGGTTGTTCCTGTTCGGAGCCTTCATCGCTTCCCATAAGTCCCAAAATAGCGTCGGCTGCACCACCTACAGTTAACTCCGCATTCCCTTCCGGGGTCGTGCTTTGAGTATCGCTCATGTTTTAAGTTTCCTAAATTATATCGGGAACCGCCCGAATCGGTTACAAAATCTTAAGTTTTTTTGCATCAATGGTCTTTTGAGCGCTAAGGCCATCAAGGTATGTATCGATCATTTCTAACGCCCTGAGTCGCAGGTATGCTTGCTCACGTTGCGCTGAATCAGTGTAATCAGACATTGCAAACTTGTTAATCTCAGCGGAGCGTAGTTCTTCCATCATTTCTTGGAACCACTCGTCACGCTGAAGATGTTCAGCCCATGCTGATTTGTCCATTAGAACCTTTCGTTAGGTTGCCAAGTTCGCGGATAGCTTTGAGCACGATGTCAGCCTGTTTATTACGGCTATCCTCGTCAGCCAGATCCATAGCCAGAATCGCTTGCAGTTGCTTAACTGCCAACTCTGCCTCACGGATCTTCATGTCGGCTTCCTGCTGCTGTGCCTTCATAGCCATCTCAATACCCTTTTGGGTATATTCAGCCTCAAGCGTCTGCTTCTCAAGAGCCAGCTTCTGCGAGTCAATCATGGCCTTAGCCTGAGTCTTCTCGCGCTCTACGTTAGCCAGCATCTTAGCTACTTCAGCCTGAGCGTCAGGAGCTGGTGGTTGTGGCTGCGACAATGCAGCGTTCTGCTCAGGAGTAATGACGTTAAGGAATGCACCTGCGTCCTTGAATCCTGCCGCCTCAATGATCTTAGCCAGCGTATCGCGGTACTGAGCCACCGATACCAGCGGATTAGAAGCGCCGAACTGAGTAAGAATCTGCTCTTGCTTCTGGCTAATCATCTGGAGCATTGCCAGCTTCTGCTCGCGCTCA